ATGGGATTTAACATTGTTCCTACTCAACCTTTCGGGTTCAATTACCTGGGCGGAAAACTTCTTGCCCTCTTAGCATGTTCTAAGGAACTCAAACAGCAGTTTGATGAGAAGTATGGTACAGATCTTAAATACTTTGAGACTACCTCTCTCTATGGCACCACCAAGGGGGTATCGATGTATGACGGACTCAAACCCTTCCTGAGGCACATAGGAGACACGGAGAGCAACTTCTTACCACTCTTCCATGATGATGAGTTTAGGGACTTCTTCTGGTGGTTTAATGAGCGTAATGGTGGTGAACGTCTGATCTCTGCGGACAAGTCCTCCAAGAAACTAAAGATTCAGACCAAGATGATTTCTATCATCCGCAATTCTTTGAAGAATGAAGAGAAACTAAAAGAGTTCAATGACTGCATTGAACATGCTAAGTCCTTAACTGAGAAGAAAAGATATTACTTTGGTAAATTTGAGCACTCGATGGATGAAGCAATCACTTGGTGGAAGAAGAAAGCAACCAAGAGATATGAAAAACTACAAGATCAAGATCGACTTAGAACTGAACTTGAAATTTGGAAACCTGGTGTAGATTTGGAGATTATTAGATAATGGAACTTAAAGACTGGTTAAATTCAATCAACTTCAACAAGGAGGATCTAAGTGAGGACATTAGCTCTTACCCTCCATATATCATTAATCGTT